CTGAGATGGTGGCCTAGGCCTCCACTCGAGGGACTTTCACCCTCCTACCCCAGTTGAACTGGAGTAGCCCGCCTCACCTACTAATTTCTAGAAAGGAGAAGCCCATCGAATTTTAATGCTGACGTCAATGGGGCGTCCGGAGTAGCTCAAGTGATCCTTATCGAAGAAGGGTTCGTCCCCTTCCTTGAGGAACCACTTAAGCAGGGCCCAAATATCGTCGGTTTGACACCGACGCTTTTTGGAAGTTTTTACCGCTCCCCGTACCAAAGGGGATTGATAATCACCGTGGAGCTTGTCTACTTGGTATGGTAGATAGCTCCATTTGCCCAAAACAGGAGAAGTTTCGTGGACAACTGGAAGAGGAATCAACCTCTCAAGCCAGTCATCCAGCCACCTAGCAGTTCCCCACATCCCAGCCTGGTAAAACTGGTTGCGTGTGGAAATGGTGGAAATTATCTCCGTGCCATCCGACCGTTGTGCAGGTAAGTAGCTACGGACCTTGACTAGACTCACGTCATGGCCATGGTAGTACTCCTTGCCACAGGACTCTCTGAAATTTCCTTCCCAGAAAGATTTATGGGTGTTAACTTTCAGACCGAAGTCTTCAAGCACACCAACAACGGATTGCACATACTCTACAGGGACAATAAGATCATCCCCATAGACGCGTACCCGACCAACCAGACTCGCGAGAGTCCGTTTGGTCATCGGGCTGTTATGCACTGACTCAATACCCAAGATTACGAGGCAAAGGAAGTACATTGCCTCAATGGGAAAAGTCAGAGCACCACCCATGGACGCGAACTTGGTGAGATTCAGAACCTCACCTCGTACGTCTGCCCTTAGTGAGCGACAGCTCTGAACGGCATCTGCGAAGATGCCGCCTCGAGCCATCATACTCATTACATGGCAGTTCACAACACGATCAGAAGCTTCGCTAAGATCTAGCGTCGCCAGTTCACCGGTTAAGGATCCCTGTTGAGCCATACGCTGATTAGGCGTCTGGTCATCAAATCCGAGCATCTCTCCGAGGATACCATCCCTCTGGAGACGCTCCACTAGTGGTCGTGACAAAGCCTGTTGCACATACTGCATGCAGGTCGGCTCCATGGCGATCGGTCGTGGTGTCTTGTGCGTCT